CGCATGACCGCATGAAAGCAGCATGCCTTGCCGCGTTGGCGCTATGTGGATTTGTTGCCGTAGTCGCACAGGGCGAAGCGATTGCTGCCGTCGTCGGCAATTCTAAAGCGGATCATTCGAGCGCGCCTAAAGGCGTCTCGGTAATTGACCTCACCCCAGATGTACGTTCGCGCATCCTCTCCAAAGACAACTTTCAAAAGACGGAGTTCGGGTTGCGGGAGGGGGATCGGGACCGTCAGTTCGCGTCCTGGACCGAGGTCGATATTGCCAATTTCTCTACAATCTTTCGGGCGGTCAAAACTCTCGGGCGCGCCGAGGGCGCTGGCGACCCAACCAGTACAGTCGCGCGCGGGAGTGCTGCCGTAATTCTTAATGACCACTTCAAGGTAATCCGGCCCGTCGTCAGTGCCTTTCCTGAAGCCGCTTACGTCGAGATAGGCTCGGAGTTGCCTGACAGCGGTGAGCGTAGCAATCATCAGGGCGGTGAGGCTTGCGACGAATGCTCCTACAAGCAGGACTATTTCCCAAAACTGATAATTGATCTGGCGCGCCAAAATTTCGAGTTGCTGTTCGGCGGCGTTCGCCATGCGCCATTGTTGGCACAGATCGGCCTCGGCGGTTTCCTGGCGTTTCTGGCATTCGGCATGGTAGCTGTCGGGGGCGAACGCATTGTCTTTGGGCGGCGCCTTATTGGCGCTACTCTCTTGCTGTCCGGCTTCAGCATCTTGGGGCTTATGGCCAGGATGGCTCTGGCCTAGCGCCACGCCGCAGGAAAGAACCAGCGCACAAACCGCGCCTGTTATGGCCTTGCACCCCGTCATAACCGCCCCCGGCTTTCCCAGAGGAATCCGGGCCGATGATTAAACCAGCTTCCCCTGTCGGCCTTCGTCCTCGGTAAGGCATTGATTAGACTTCACAAACTTAAATGTCGGCTAAGCTGTTGAAACTTATGACGGAATCACCTATGTTCTACGTATGTCTATACCTCTCAAAGACGCCGCCAGTTTCGTTTGCGAGCGAGGGTCTTGGAAGGTTTCCAACCTCGCTCTGCAAAAGATTCTCTATCTCGGACAGATGGTGCATCTGGGCCGAAATGGCACGCGCTTGTTTGATGCCGGATTCGAGGCTTGGGATTATGGCCCCGTGATCCCGCAGTTGTATTCCATGGCCAAGCCCTTTGGCGACAAGCCGCTGCCTAGCCTTTTGTTTCCGCGCGCGCAGATTCGCAACGCGCCGGAATATCGTATTCTGGAAGAGTGCAGTGTTTATGGCCTTTCCAAGACGCCGGGACAGCTTGTGGCAATGACGCATTGGGATAGCGGCGCTTGGGCGAAACACTATCGTCCGGGTATCAAAGGCATCAAAATTCCCGACTCTGATATTGCGAATGAATACCGAGATAGAGTCGCCGCCTGATCAATCGGATATTCCAACCGACTTCGGCGCGCTTGAAAAGAGCGCGCCGACCACGCCCATAGACGATACCGTGGCCACTCTAAGCGGCCAACTGCAACACGAAATCGACCAGCGCAAAGAAGAGCGATTTCTTTGGATATTCGCTGCGGTCGGACTTGTGGATTTTCACTATTTCGGATCAATGAGCTTTGGCGCGATCGTTGCCATGGCTCTGTTTCAGCTGGCATTCCTCATCGCCGCTGCAAGATGGCTTGGCGTCGACCACGTTGTTCTCGTTCTCAATGCGATGCTCGATTATTTTTTGCGCAAAAAGAATGGTGACGAATCCTAACGCGCCACCTCCCAAAGCATAAACTGCCCCGGCCCCTGTAAGGACCGGATCAGCCCGCCGTCACGCTGGCCCCGCAAAGCCACCCCAACCCGCTTTGTCATCAGCTTCAAGAGCCGCAGGTCGTTCCGATCTAGCGCCCGCTCGACCAGCAACTGCAACGCTATATCCCGCGTCGTAAGCGGCTCTGCGGCCTGCCTGAGGACCGAAAGACATATCCGGGTCATCTCGCCACGGTTGGCCCAATCCTTGGGCGGGCGGAACGCTTTGGGCCGGATAGCCTCAACCAGATAGTTGGGGTCGAATTGCTGGATTGTGGCGTCGAGCGCCTCCAGGTCGCCAATCAGTTTCCGGATGTTTTCGTGAGCGGCTTCGATCTCGCCTGCAATCGCGGCTCTCCGCTTCACCAGCCCTGTCAGAACGTAGTCGGTCATTCATGCCTCCGTGATGGGAAGCATGGAAAGTAGACGGGATGGCAGCGAGGACCGATAGGCGGCTAGGTGTGTTTGCTACCTAATACCGGAGTTTCGGCATCCTTGTGGTGCAGGAACGCCTTCACCCCGGGGTCGTCCAGCCACCGATCCATGGCGGCGCGGGCCCGTGCGGACGCCCCCTCCATTACCCTGATCTGCTCATCGCGCGACGGCAGGCCTTTCATGTCGTTCTCCTCAGAGAGTTGGATCGGCAGGGGCGGCTTGGTATCGCGGACCAGTCCCGCCAACTCCACCCCGCAGAGCGGTGTGCGATCATGTGGTGGCCGCCGATCCTGAAAGGCTCTGGCCTTACAGCATGGGCGGGAGATAGTGGGCGGTCCACCCTGTTACGGCTAGACCGCCCTTTGCCGTGTCCCTGTGACCGGAACCGGTTCCGGCTGCACGACATGGATAACGGGCCGGATTTATCCTGGCGCCCAAGTCCAGTCGGTCCCCATACGGTGAACCTCAAGGTCGCTTTCGCGGTGACTATTCCTTATACCACCATCCCGCTCAAAGCGGAATCCCATGAGAGCAATTTGCACTTTTTGCAAAATGCTTTTTCACGGCCTATCAGCCAGCCAGATAATCAGCAGGGCAATGGCAAAGGCCACGTCTATTGCTCCGATGATGGTGAAGATGGTCACTGGCAGCGATCGGCCCACAGTTCGTTGTGGTCGAGGATTTGGAGCGCCGTCCCTTCGGTGAGAACGTCGTCCTTGCTGACATAGATCGGGTCAATCGTGGCGCAGAGATCAATCTCTTGACCACTTGCCACGCAACCGGTCAGCAGCAGACTCGCCAGTGCGGCGGAGATCATCGCGTGTTTCATGCTGGATTTCTTTCTTCCGCTTGACGGTTTCAATGGTCCGCTCCTTAGCCTCGATACGCTCCTGAAGGCGTCCGGCCTGCTTCAGCCGGGCGATGACGGCAAGGATCGTGACGACGATCGCGAAGCCCAGCGCCAGCTTCCATGCGAAGGGCCGGATGAAAGCCCAGACGATGGCAATCATCGGGCGAGCTTCCTGAGATCATCCCAGCGCGCATATACGCTAATACCGACGCCGAGCAGGATCAGACCGAGCATGGCCCACTTGGCGATCTCGAGGTAATCGGTGAGGGGCGAAACGGCATCTTGCGCAGACTGGATCATTTCGATGGCACCTGACCCGCCGACGCCAGCCGTGGCAACCGTGCCACCGCCGACCGTGCGGGATTTCACCAGCGACCGCTCCGGTTCGACACCGGCAAGGGCGAGGGCTTTCTGCCATTGCGCCTCCGTGATCGGCTGCGGCCCGGCCTGTTCATAGCGGACCATCGCTTCCATCACGGGGCGGAGTGTCTTGTAGTCGTGGAGGTCGATCTCGGCGTCGACATCAATGCCGGACCATTTCGCGACCGTCTCGGCATATTTGTCGGTCTTGTTTTCGGTCGGCGGCGCCCAGATATGAATCAGCTTCCGGATCGTGTTGGCGGGGCCGCGGCGTTTCGCGGTGCGGGTCCTGCCGTCGAAATGTCCGATGATGAGGGTCGCCCCGGCGCGGAGGCCGTAGACCAGCGTCGAGAATTGCTCGAAGCGCTTCTCCTTCTTGTTCCACTTCGGATCGCCGGGATTAAGGCGGCCCTGCCATTTGTTCGCCTCGTTGCGGTCGATATTGAGCGGATTGTTGACGCGCATTCCGCGCGGGACGGTGGTCATTCCTCTTTCCTTTCGGTGATGCCGCTATAGAGAGCGGCGTCGAGCATTTCCCTTCCGTGCTGGACAGCAAGGCGAGCTGGTATCGAGATGACGTGCATCACCTTCAATCGGCCGCTTCGCCAGTATTTGACGTCAATAGGGCGGCCTGGCCCGTCACAGGTGATGATGATGCCTTCCGGCACGGGCGCTTGCTCGGGAAGGTGAAGCGTGGGCCGGGTCATTTCCCCAACCGCCGGCTGATGACATGACCCCCAACGGTCGGACACCATTTGATGGCGACCTTCACGGCCTCAATCGCAGAGGCTCCCATTTCCATCGCCCCCATGGCGTATTCCTTGCCGGAACCGATGGCGTAGAACGGGACGTTCAGAATCTCGGGTTCTCCGCGCTGATCCCAAAGCTGAATCACACCCTTTGGGGTAATGACGATGAGATCGAACTTCATGCCGTGGTAGGCGGGGCGCTTTTCATCGCCGTCGACAGAGAAGAACCACTTGGCGATGAGCGGATTTGGCGGGCAGAGTTCGCCGGCCGTCGCCATCAAGAGGCCTCGGCGCTTCATGACCTTGGGCGAGTTCAGGATTTTGATGTGGTCGTTGTGGATCGCCATCGTGTCGGCGGCCAGGATTCCCGAACGATACGCCACGACGGTCATGCTGCCAGACTCCGCAGAAGATCAATGCCACAGGTGATGCGCGCGACTTCTCCGAACTGGCCGTGATAGGTAATGAGCTTCATGTCGCGGCCGGAAAGGAAGCCGGCGCCAACGGCGTAGGCATCGCCCGGTGTCAAGGTGCGGTACTGCTCGACCTTGCCGCCGTTGAACTCCTGAACCCTGTCTTGATGATGGTGGCCGCGCATGAATACCCGGTGCTTGGTCTGGCCCCACCACTCGGGTTTTTCCGTCGCCATGATCCCGAGCAGATCGGAATCCTTGGTGGTGTCGCCGTGAACGACGCCGAGCAGGCAGCGGTCGTGTAAAAGATAATGGCGCTTGGTCGGCTGCGAATGAACGATGACGCGCGGTTCGTCCTGATAGATGTTGTCGATCATGACGCTCAATGCCATCGCCAAGACGCCGTCATGGTTGCCCACGGCGTTGATGATCTCGACGGTTTCGTGGCGGGAAAGCGCGGTGTCGATTGCCTGCCTGATCGCTGCAACACCGACGCGAATGATCTTCTGCATGCGGGTGTCCATGTCCAGCGGGTGGCCGGACCGTTCCGTCTGGCCCCGCAAATTCTCGGCGTGATAGAAGTCGCCGAGATTGACCAGGACACAGCGAGGCGCCGGCGGGGCCTGCCTCACCAGATAGTCAACGGCACCACACAGATCGCGCTTGGCGATCTTCAGGTCGAAATCCTCGCCCGTTTCCTCACCCCAGCAATGCAGGCCGAAATGTGGATCGCCCCATGGGATGACGTTCATCAGTAGGTTATTGTATTTGAGATCGCGCTTCGGCCTTGCCGGAAGCCTCGGCAGGTCTTCACACATGGCCTCGATGGCCGCGCGGATGATGCGCTCCTGCTGCTCTTTGTCCGGCTCGACGCTCTGCCACTGGATCAGGCTTTCGCCGGTCCTCATGTCGCGGAGGGTGGTGTTTCGCCGGACCCTGAAGCCCGGTGGGGCCGGGTGAAGCATGGCGTGATCCGGCGCATACCCAGCCTGCGCCGCCTTCGCCAGCACAACCGTCTTCGCCCTGTGGATCACGCTGTCATGACAACCCAGCGCCGCCCCGGCCTTCCGTTCGCTACCGTGTTCGGCCAACGCCTCGAGGCATTGCCACTGCTTGTCGTTGGCGTATTCCCGGAGCTTCGGATCCAGGCCACTCATTCTGCCGGCCTATTGGCATGGTACTCTTTGACGAAATCCTTGAAGTCCTTCTTGATCTCGTCGAGAGCGCCGAGGATGCGGGCCTCGACATCCTTCAGATATCCGACAGGCGCGTATTTCTCGGCGACCTCAAGCTTGTATGCCTGCAGTTCGCCCAATGCCTTCTGGGCTTTCTTGTCCGCTGCGGCGGCTTCAGTCCGCGCCTCTGTTATCCGCTCCTTGAGGGAACGGATGAATGCGCCGACGACTATCGTTGCCAGAGGGAGGCCGACGCCACCGATCCAGCCGGCCCACGATCCAGCATCCATGGTTACGCATCCCTACCAAGTATGCTGGCAGGGAAGCTGCCGGCATCGGTTGCGCACCCAGCCACGAAGAGAATGACCGTGGCTTTCCCATTGGGCCACAGGACCAAGAGCATTTGATCGTATGGACGGGGGGGCACACCATAAGAAGCGAGGGTTGCCATGATGGATTTGGCGACATCGGAATCGACCGGGCCGACCTTGGCTTCAGCCGATGCCTGCTTCACTTCGCCGATCACCTTTTCGATGGAACTGCATTTCTGCGGCTCCGCTTCTGATGTAGTCGCCTTCGCCGGGAGGGTAACGCACACGACGGCGATAAACAGAGCGGCAGCAATGGCGGCAATCCAACGCATGGTGACCTCCAATGAAAAAAGCCGCCGAGGGGCGGCTGGGTCGGGGAGAGATGTCGGGTGGGGCTAGGTCGCCCGCTCGACCGATGTCGGCGAGGTGGCATCATCCATCGTGAGCGTCAGCGCCTCGGTCGTGCCGTCGCGCTCATGGATCGTGACAGTCGTTCCGTCGATCGAGGTGGCCTGCTGGCGCTGGGTTTGTTCATAGGCGAAGTTGGCCAGGGTCAGTTCTTCGCCCTTGGTCGAATAAGCCTCGGTCATCTTCGTAGTGAAGATGTCGGTGACGGAGATATCGTTGAGGCCACCGATCGCGGTAAGAATGGCCCCGGTCGCTAAGTCGACCACTGACGCATCGGCCGGATCGCTCGGAAGATTTGTCGTCTTGTCGTCGATGGCGCCGAGCTGGCTATCGAGATCAGCAGCCGCCATGCCAACCGCGCCCCGGATCGTGGCGTCGAGGTCCAGCGTGGTGTTGTCCTCGTCCAGAGCGGTCAGGGTACGGGCGGCGGTGGCCCAGACGGCGGTGCCGATTTCCGTGCCGAAGTCAGCAGCGGTAGCAGCGGCGGTGATGACGTTTGCCGCCATCGCCGTGACATTGACGTCAATCGTCCCGGCCCCGTACTTCGCATCCCATGCAGCCTGGGCGATGATCATGAAATCTTCGAAGATCGGAACGGCACCGGATTCATTCACAGCCATCCGCATCATGCCGAGCGTGCCGGTATCTGTCGTGTCGAAGGTGACTTCGTAATAGCCGTTTTCCTCATGGCTCAGCGTCTGCGCTGCGTTCTTTTGTGCCCATGCGCCACTGGTTTTCTTCAGTCGAATATCAGGTTGGGTAATGGTGAGGGCGTCCAGCGGTGTGACGCCATCTGTCGAACTGAGGAAGGGTCCGATGGGAAGATCAACGGAAGTCGCATAGCGAAGTTCACGCATCAGCCAAACCTCCGGCGAAAGAAAGCGAGCAGCTTCTGGACCATCCCCGCTCGACGCTCGACCATGATCGGTGGGCTGGGATCATGCGAAGCGAGCGAGGGTGCCCACTGGAATTGGGAATTGAGGAAGGTCTTTCCATTGGCGAAAACGGGCATGTCAGCCAGCCACGGTCTGGATGATGCCGGAGTACGTCACGGCTGTGGTTGAGGCTCGTTGGATTTCGAGGAACGCGAGGCAGGCGTCGTCGAAAATTCGGGCGAGGTTGAAGGCCGAGTTGATGCCGTCGATGATTGCCCCGGTATTGACCAGCGGCGACGGCATCCAGGCGATGGGATGGCCGATGACGAAGTTCAATGCACCGGTGGCGACCAGCGCGGAACAGCGCATTTGCGCCAGATCCATGATGCCGACATCGCCAGTGGCTAGCGGTGCGAACCATGTTCCGTTCGGCATGTCGAGACGATCGGCGATGGTGGCCACGGCGCCGGGATTTCCCGCAAGCACCGGCATGATGGCGTTGTCCGACCCAGCCTGGTTCCGGTAAAGGCACTCGTTCGACGACCCGGCGACGCCCCAATTGTGCGGGGTGTTGGCATAGGCCGTGGCGCCGACTTCCATGAACAGGAAATTGCCGCCGGCATAATCCGCGGCGGAAGCAGTGCTGGATTGGTAGCGGGTCGGAACGCCGGTCACGGATTCGTTGGAGGTCGAGTTGACGGTTTTCGCGACCGAATAGAGGCGGTCATAGAGGAGAAGACAGGATGCGAGAGACGAGGTGATGTCGCCGCGCACGAAATGCTGGGTGTCGCCGCCGGTCGGGTTGCTGAAGGGGAACCCGCCGGTGTCGCTGTCGACATGAGCGGTGCCGGCGGCGGCAGCGGCACCTGCCGACCCGGCAGCCGGCCAGGAGCCGACGCGCCACAGGCTGTGACAGGACCCGACAACGCCGGTCGGGCCGGATTTCTGGAACCGGAACATGCGGGACTTGGCACCCGCCGTTGCTTCCGCGATGAGGTCGGACAGCGAGGCGAACCCAGCCCCCAGCATCGGCGCACGAAGCTGGCGGCGCTGCCACTTCTTGTAGCGATGAATCAGGCGGTCGAGCTGATAATCGGCGAGGTTGGCGAACTGCCCGCCATGGAGCTTGCCGACGAAGTCACCATCCGGTGTCGCGTAGACCTTGCCGGGGAGATTACCTACACCGATGGGCGGGCCGTACCAGCGCGGGCGTTCCTTCTGGTCGCCCCGCATGGAAGTAGAGATTCGTTCGACATCGGCAGAGCCGATCCAGCGCTCCAGCCGGTCGGAATGGACGCTGAGATCGCGGACGATATGGGTCATTTCTGCCTCATAAAAGGATGTTGTGGATCAGCCCAGCCCGCCCATCAGGAAATCTGAAGGCGTCGAGCCGACCCCGAGACCTTCCATCAGGAAGATCGCGGCGACTGGCTCGGGCGGCACCTCGTCACAGGATTCGAATTCAAGGCTGACCAGCCAGATATCGCCCCCGGCGACACCGATCCGGGGTTTATCCTTGAAATAGACCAGCAGGGTTTCGAGCGTGCGTTGATGCGGGAATTCGAACGGGAGAGCGCCGTCTCGCGTGGTCTCATGATAGAACACCTTGAAGATCGCGACCTGTGCCGAGGTGAGAAGCAGTGTGACGGATTGATCCCTGAAGCCGGCCGGCGCGCCGAGCCTCACCTTGTCCTCCCCAACATCCATGGGGGTGCGGATGGCGAGGTCCGGGAACTGCTCAGAATAGTTCGGCCGCTGCCCAGCGACCGGCAGGGTGTCGGGAAAAATGGGAATCGGCACTTGTTACCAGCCCGTCCCGATGTCGTAAGCCTTGATCGCCTGAGCCGAGGCGAGCGCCTTGATTGCGTCGTCGTGCGCCCACTTCACCCTGAGCAGTCGATGGAATTCAGCCATGGCGGCCTCTGCCAGGGCGATCATCTTGTCGGCGGTATCGATGCGAAGAAACGTGTCGTCCTTCATCCGCCAAGCCATGTCCGCCGGCCACGGCTTGTTGAGCAGCTTGGCCCAGCGCGCTTCGGTCCCCATGGTGTCGAGGTTGCTGCGATCCTTGTCACGGATCTGAAGAACCTTGCCGCCGTAGACCATGCCGGCGGAAACCGCCACACCGAAGCGGTCCTCGACCTGCTGCAGCCTTTCAGCCTTAAGGTCGTCCAGCGGATAGGCCGCGATGGTGTGGCCAAGCCTGATCCATTGCTGCAGCTTCGACCACAGCTCGGCTCGAGCTTCGGTAAAGGCGATTTCCCCGCGCTCCGCCGTCGTGATGACCACGGACTTCCCCTCCGGGTCCCCGTAGCGGGCTGCAGAAATCGTGAGGTCGATCATGGCTCAATCCTCTTCGTGACCAGGACGGCGCCGGCTGTGCCGTTGAAATACCGGGCGGCGTGGGTACCGTTCACCCGGATCGTTCCAGTCGTGCCGGGGCCGACGCGGACAGAATAGGTGTAGGCGGCGGCAGCGCCGGGAATGTCGACGAGCTTCATGCTGAAGGTGAGCCGGCCGTTGCCCGAGGCATCCATGGCCTTGGCCGCCGCTGATTTGATGCAGGTCGAATCTCGGAATATGGCGGCGCATGCCTCGACCGACGCAGTCGTCGCCAGAAAGCCGACGAATTCCAGTTCGACCACTTCCGTTGCCGACGCGGTCGTGACAGCAAGCGAGAGGATTTCCGTTCCCTCGCTGATCAGCGGTGTCGTGTCGTCGGCTGGAATGACGGCGGTCAGGTTGGTGTTAGTCGCGTAAGTCGTGTGCTGAACCGCGATCAGGCGTTCCGTGATCGACAGGGCGGCTTTGGCTGCTGTGGCATCGGCACAGGCAACAAGCGTCCGGCCGAAGGCTGTGAAGGTGGCGAGCGCCATGGCGCCGACGCCGGTGAAGTATGCCAGGCGATCGGCGGCCCCGGTCAGCCCGGCCAGGGCGGAAAGATTGGCGTGAAAGGCCTGAACCGCAGACCCAATCGCGAGGCCCCAATAGGTGCGGAACGCGGATTTGGCGTTGCCGTACTGCCTGGATACCTCGTGCCAACAGGTCGAGGCGCTGCGATATTCCAGCGTCAGGACCATCGTGGTGTCGGACAGGGCGAGGTTGGCGGCATCGGACAAAGTGACCTGTCCGACACTGGACGTTCCGTGCTGGACCGTGACGACGCGGGCGGCGGAAGCGCCCCTGATCTGGATCTGCTGACCGTCCGTGACGCCGGTCACCGAGATGGTGGCGAGGGTGTCGCTCGCGGCGGCGCCTTCCGTATCCAGAACATAAATGCCCTGGGCATCCGGGGCGAAGCTATCAGATGACAGCGTAGTCGCGGCCGGCGGGGAGACGCCGATCAGCTGCCCGAATGCATTTCGGAGACGCTCAAACCATGCAGTACCGCCGGCCACGCCCTCACCCGCCGGCGCGTCAGCCGTGGTGTCGGTGATATAGCCAGCGGCGGGGATCGATGTCCTCGCCATGCGTCAGGCCTCTATTTTATGGATTCATGTCCTTGGCGCCGATCGGGTCGGCGTCGATATGCCCGGCAACAACCGCGCCGGCAGCGTCGATGCATTCAATGAGCGGCCCGGCGCCAAGTGTCGGATCAAGGTCGACGATCCTGATTCCCACGGCGGTTTCGCCGACGTGATACCGGATGGCGGCGTTCGGGGCGCGGATGCTGAGATAGTCTTTGGTCAGCGGAAGTCGGGTGCCCGTGGTCGCTGCAATTGCGAGATCGTCGAAATGCTCGGTTTCGTCCGGCACCTCGGTGTAGATCTGGAACTCCGAGATTTCACCAACCGTGCCACCGCCCACCGTAATGATGCGGATGTAATAGGTCGTGCCGTCCTCGATCGTGACTGAACCGGGCCAGGCCAGATAGGTGACGTCGTCTGTCGAATACCATATCGACCATGCCGCCCCGGTAATCACGGTATCGACGCGAATCTGGCCGCCGATCGAATCCGCGCCCGGGGTAAAGGCGTGGGTATAGGTCATCTGCATAGCCGACGCGCCCCACATTGCGCCGGAACTGCCCCACATCGGACCAGAATCGCCCCACATCGCGGAGGCTTCCAGATCGGCGGTCAGCACATCGGAGATGACGGAACCGTTGACGACTGTCCCGCCGAAGCCGTCGCCGCTCACATCCTCGGTTTCGACGATGTTCTGAAAGACCGGGGCGCCGACGATCAGGGTTGAGCCGGCATAACCATCCGAGAGCCGAAGACCTGTATCCTGCGCCTTCACCATCACGGCATAGGTGCCGCGACCCAGACCCGAAATATCGAACTTGTTTTCGGCCAGAGACCCTTCCGGCTTGATCGTGGCGCCAGACCAGGTGAACACACCGCCGGGATTGATCCTGACCTTGTAGCCGAGCAAATCGACGGGACGCTTCGGATAGTCCCAGCGGAACCAGCCGGCTTCGATCCTGCCGTTCACCGGATCTGGAGGAGGTGTCGTTTTCCCGACCACTTCATGCGTGGTCGAGATGATGTCTGAAAGGACCCCAAGAAGGGATATCGACCAGACCTCAATATCGTAGCTGACCAGGTCATCAACCGGCGTCAGCTTGAGAGAACCGAGTGTTACCGGAACCGTTACGGCGGGAGACCATGCAGCATCTGAACCGGTGCGCCTGAACCGCGCCGCATAGGTCGAGATCGGAACCGATCCGCCGCCGAGCGTGCCGAACGTGATGAGGATATTGCTTTGAAGCGAGCCATCGGGATTGCGCGAGAGCACGTCTTCATCGGACTTGATCGCCGCGATAGCAGGCTGCTGAGGTTTCCTGTGCTGCGGTGGCGGCAGCGGCGTCGTGCCGGGGTCGTATTCGGGAATCCCCTGATCGGCGTCGAGTACTTCCGGAGCGGCATCAATGAATCCGATCCGGGCATTCATCCGCTCGTCCGGCATGATCGAATTGACCAGAACGGAAACCGTTACCCGGTCGGCGATGCCAAAGGCAAAGACATCGCCCTGACCGGGCGCGTCGTCAAAATCCCTCGGCACTTCGAGGATGACTTCGTTCGTGTCGCCGGGAACTGTGATGACGGAGACGGTCTCGAAAACATAATCACCGAGCCCGTTCACCCGGCGCCATTGCCCGGCATAGGTCTGGCCGGAAGACATGGAAACCAGTTCGTCGAGAACGAGGCCGACCACCTCATCGGGATCGTCGTCGGCATAGATGAGCGATTTGACGCGCGCGGATTTCTGCCCGACGCGAACCGTGTCGTACTGCAGCCAGACCAGGTCGCCCCGGTTGAGGTCGAACCATTCGGGGTCAGAGCTCAGCGAGTATTCGACGTTCCGGAGACGGGCGACGGCCATGTCGTAACGGGCCTGCTGCCAGACCTGATCGGCGCGCCGGATGAGCGGTTGCGACATCGTCTCGAACACGGTTGCCGCCGTTTTCCCGTCCGTGCCTTCCTTGTTGTAGCCATCGGCATAGACGGTGATCTCGTCTTCCTGATGGCCCTTCTCTTCGTTCCTGAAGCGGACGCGCAAGGCATGGGGCTGCTTTGCGAACACCATCTTGATCCGGCAGTCCCACGAATTCCGGGGCGTGAACATCTGCACCGGAACGGTCTGCGGTACATCCATGACGGCGGTGATGAGGCCGTTGGACGTGCTCCAGGAAGCCCGGCCCGTGGCGAGGATGTCTTCGAACGCCTCCCCCGCTGTTCCGATGAAATCAAAGACGCCGTCGCAGGTGAACAGAGGTTCGCCGTCATCTCCAAGAGCGTCGTTGCGGTCGGAGAGGTCCTTGAAGCTCTGGAGATCGAGCCGCGCATCCACGACCGGCTTCGACATCGCCGAGCCCTGCAAGGCATCCAGTGCAGCCCATGCCGCAGACCGGGTCGCGACCGGCGCGGTCCAGTCAGCGCCATCCCAGGTCCGGAGTTTTGCCGTGACCACGGCGTTGAAATTCTCGATGACCTGCTGCAGCTGGCCCGAGGCCTTGATCCGCATCTCGACCAGGGCGACACCGGTCTTGGCAACAGGGCTCTGGTGCCTCACGGACCGGAGAACGGTCCATACCGCCTTGTCCTGGATCGTGACCCGGTCGATACGACCCGGCCCTTCGTTGACCGCTGCCTTTTCCAGCCGGCGGATCTCGACGTCGAACTGCTCTGGATCAGCCGGAACGACGGGAGCAATGCCTTTGCGGACAACGGAATCCGCCGCCGAGACCTTCAGCGCATCGGCGCCACCGGTGAAGGTTGCATTGGCCCACGAACCATTGGCGAGGGTTTCCGTTGCCGTGATTCGGTTGCCGTAGGTCCCGGTGTAATGGCCGAGATGACGGGCGGCACAGGTCAGCGTGGTCGCATCTGATGCCGTTGCCGTCGCGGCGGGATTCTGCGTCATCGCGGCGGCGTAGGCCGTACCAGACCCAGCCCCGAGATTTATCGCCGCGGCTAGATTGGCCAGCGCGTCGGTGAGATTGGCGCCTCGCGCCACGTTCCCATCGACGTTCGTGAGAACGGTCTGGAACGTATAGACCTTGCCGCCGATCGTGACTGTCTCACCATTCCCCGGTTGAACAGAGCAGGTAAGGACGTTCGAGGCGGGAACGGAAAGATAGGTCCATGGATCTCCGGAATCCGCGACGCGGTAGCGGATGTCGAAGCGCAGGGTCCAGGGAAGCCTTGCGGTATAGCCGTCGTTCCTGTCCTCGCGATAGAGAACCAGACCGTTGGGGAACGTGATGTCCCCGCTCCATTCATCGACCGGATCAAGGGTGCGGGCACCGACCCACTTTTCATCCTCGGTCATCTGGAGGACCGGGCCCATCCAGTCTTCCGTTGCCGGAACGTCCCCGATCACGACTTCCGCGACACCACCGGCCATCGTGCCGGCGCCCCATGACGCATCGGCGACGGTGTCCGTCGTTGCGATGGTGTTGGCCGCTGTGCCGGCGGTCTTCGCGGTGATCTTGACCGACGACGTTGTCGCCGCGTCGGCTGTGACCTGGGCGTTGACGACCGTTGCCGCGGTGTACTGGGTACCGGTCGACCCGGAACGATTTATCGCCGCGACGGTGTTGTCGACCGTCTCAAGGACAGATGCGCCGATCAGGATCTGGTCGGCGGTGACGCCCAGCGTTCCCTTGTACGTGTAGACCCGGGTTCCGATCGTGATGGTTTCGCCATCGACGGGCTGGTCGGTGAAGCTGAGGGTCTGGGTCGCGGCAACGGCCGGAGTGCGGATCCCGTCATTCGTGATCTCAAGGGCGAGGCCGTCTTCGAAGACATCGTTCGTGTAAAGCTGGAGGCCGGACCCGTCATAGCTCTCATGGATGACGTACTGGACGCCCTGAAAGCTGCTGAGCGGGGTTTCGCCAAGCTTGAAGCTGGCCTCATCGAATTCGAGCGGGCCATAGCCGAAGCTGAACAGGCACCGGAGGTACTGGTCGTTCCCGTTGATCTCGGTATAGGGAATGGCACCGTAAACCGGGGTATGGCGGACCCGGCCATAGATCCGCGCGACGGGACCATAGAGATCGAGGCGGTTCGATGTACCGGTGATCGAATAGGACGGGGAATCCGCGCGGCCCGTCGCCGATCCGCCTTTCGATTTGGCGCGGGCCTGTTTCGGCGGCGGGATAAGAGCGGAAACGGCAAGCTTGCCGACCATGCCGACCACGCCACCGGCAAGGGAGCCGACCGCACCGGCAAGACCAGCGCCGAGTGCCGGAGTCAGGGCCAGCGACGCACCCCACGTCGCAAACGCGGCCGCCGCCATGACGACGACGGAGAGAATGATGCCGAGCGTTGATTTACCGCCCCCGCCCCCGCCGCCTTTCGGCAGCATGACGAGGACAGCGCGCTCGCCCGGCCTGACCTTGACGAGATGCCAGACCCGGCGCGGGATCGTCCTTTCCTTGCCCGTGGCAAGGTTCCGGATCACACAAGTCGCGCTCTTCTGCATCCGCTTCGAGATGCGGGATGCCGACATCATCTCGGCGATGGTGAGGTTGTCGGGCAGCGCGAACGTTTCGGCAGACGGGAAGACGCGGGAGATCAGAAGCAGATTGGCTTCGCTCGCCTGAGGTTTCTCAAGCGGCGGCATGATCTGCTGAACCGACATGGAAGACCTCAGATCAGCGAACGGTGGCGGTAGAAACCGAGCACGACGTTTTGAAAGACCGGCAGCCGGTACCGGAGCAGACAGGTTCCGCGACCCTCGATGCAGTGCATCGCCGTGCCTGGCGCCAGGATCGTGGCGACGTGCATCGGCAGGCCTTCGATGCGATAGAGCAGGCCGTCAAACAGACGTTCCGTCCTGTTCGCGATCTTGTGGTAAAACCCGGCGCCTAGGCCTTCCTGGATCAGGCCTTCGATCACCGGCCCATCTTGTTTCGCGGTGGTGCCTTCATAACGGCCGTCGAAGTCCGGCATTTCGACACCGGCCCGCTCTTTCAGAATCAGCCCGTGAAGGCCCCAGCAATCGCAGCCCGCATGATCTCTGCCCATGTCGCGGAACGGCACCTTGCTGTAATCAGCGGCCCATTCGGGAAGCGGATCACGCATGCGCGCCGCGCCAGTCCGAGGGGTTGTAATCGTCCTTCGGAAACTTCTGTTGCATGAAATTCTCGTAGGCGAGATCGCCTTCGATCACGACCCGGTCGGTCATGACCTGTTCAAGGACCATGTCCGGCGCGGTTCGCTCGACGGTGTCGGGCTGCCGGTAGAGAACGCTTTCCAACGTCACGACCGGCGGCTCGCCCTGCAGGTTCCGGAGGATAAGAACGATGTCGTTCTCGGGATGATCGGGATCGTTCACGGCCGTGATGCGGACCCTGGTCCGGCCACGGGAACCATCCTCGGAGCTCGGGAAGGCAATGCTGAGCGGATAGGAGATGTAGGCATTGCCCCTTGAAACGATGTCGGTCTGGTTTTCCTTCAGCGCCGCGACGAACCGGAGCGTGGGGTCAAGGGATGGGTGGGTGACCGTGATCAGATAGAGATAGGCTTCGTCAGTTTCCGGCCCCGCCATCGCCCTGCGGTGCCGGGCGGATGTCATCGGAACACCTCGAATTTGAAGTCGGCCTTGAAGATTCCGGCCTCGGCCAGCGTCAGTTTCGGCGCCGAGACGAACCTGCACTCCGCCGCGTTACCAAGGCTGTCCTGCCAGTTGAACCGGAGGCAGCCGCGCGTGGTTACGCAAAAGAACGTGTCGAGTAGTGCCGCCTGGTCTGCGTCCATCAAGAGCGAACAACCGATCTGGTCCGGAACGGCGTTGCTGCGGTTCCGCCTCTGAGGGTTGCCTGCCTCGATGTTCGAGCGATCCGTGCCGGAGCCGAGCTCTTCGTCAAATCCCTGCTGCATCGGCCGCGGCGGAAGGCCGGTGGGCCAGTCAATATCCGCCATGGATCAGGCCGGCTGCAGGGTTGAGCCGTAACGCGTGGCGAGCTGGCGATCGAAAGCGCCGTCGCTGATTTCCTTCCTCATCATGTCGCGGACGATGATGCGGATATCCGTCCCGCCATCGGCGCGGCGCTGTGACTGTGTTTCGACAGCCTCGCCGGATTTCCTCTGATCGATCACGGTGACGTTGACCGGGGCCGCGTTGGCATTTGCACCGCGCATCGCCGACCAGTTGGGCTCGATCACGCCATTCTGGTCCGGGTAGAACGGTTCCGGGCCGGACTCGCCTACCCAATACGCGCCGCCGGCTTTGACGCGACCGCCGGAAGCACGGCCCAACATGGCGCCGTTCGGGTCGGCCATGAGACCGCCGCCGAACCAGCTTCCGATTCCTGAGACGAGAGAACCGAAAACATCGCTGAGGACCGGATTGTCTTGGCCCAGCGCCAAATTCTTCAGCGGATTGGTGATCGCCAGCTGCATGAATAACTGCATCAGCTCGGACACGACGGCCCGGCCGATATCCCCGAGCTTAGCCATTTCAATCTGACCGGTCGCCAGTGCTTCCGTGATGCCGCCACCGATGCGGTCGAAGGATTGGTCGAGAAAGCCTTCCAGCATCCGGGTGGATTCGCTGATTTCCTCGTTGATCTTGACAGCCTTCACACCGCGTTCGGTTTGGGCGGCGGAGAGATCGTAATTTGCCATCGTCAGTTCGCGGACGTTGACCACCTCTTCTTGCGTGAGCAGGGCGGTGTCCCGAAGGCCGGCGTTGTAGTCCTTGAGGGCGGCGGATTGCGCCTGCATCACGGCGGCGTCAGCGGTGCGGGTGCGCTCCAATGCGGTCCTGGCGGAGCCGGTCAGGCGGAGAAGATCGTTTTCGTTCTTTGCCGTGGCGACCAGGGCGTCAAGCGCGCTGCGTTGTTCCTCGATGGCTTTGGTCTCGGCGACGCGCTTGGAAGAAGCCGGTGATTTGTTGTCATTCGAGGGGGAATACGGGTCGCCGGTCAGGCGTGTCCGCATCATTTCCGGGCCGTTGAATTTGTCGAACTCGCCGTACTCGGCGCGGAGGGACAGAATTTCGGCGCGCAAATCCCGAACGGCGTCCTTCTCGCGCGCGAACATGGATTGTCCGGACTCGCCCGTGATCGCCGAGCCGCCGCCGAAGAGGGTATCCTCGGCCATTTGTGCGGCAGGACCGCGTTCCATGCCGCGGCCCATAAACTCGGCAGCCGCTTCGTCAATCTGCCGCTGCATGTCCGAGAGCGCGGCCTGGCGTTCCGTCAGGCGGGTTTCCATGTCCCGGACGACGAACCGGGATTCAGCGGCGCGCGCCTCGGCCGTCATGCGAATTTCTTCGCGGAATTGTTTCGTGATGGCGGTCGCCCGCTCCATCATCTTGTTGTAGGAATCCTGCGCGGCTTCAGCATCTTCAGTGGCGTCGTCGAGATCCATAAAGGAAACAGCGAGCGCGCCGACAATCGCACCGGCGGCGCCCAACACAGCCCCCCACGGCCCAAACATCGATATAAGCTGCGTGCCCTGCTGGATCAGCGGGCGGAGAACGCCTTGGCCGGACGCGACCTGGACCGCGAAATCGCCGACCTGGAAGCCGGCCTGCTGAATTGCCGACCCGAACCCCCGAGAGGTTGCTGTGGCCTGCTGGAGAGGTCCGCGCACGCGACTGAGGGCGGCGACTTGGTCGTCAAACTTGGCATTCACCCGGGCGATTTGTGCTCCAAGGCGTTCCGCGCTAATCCCCTCTTCCGCCGCAATACGCTGCGATTGCTCCAGCGCATTCCGGCGGCGGGTCTCGATCTGGATCAGGCGATCGTATCGCCCTTCAAGCCGCTCGAACTCATTGCCCATGACCTGCGTGGTCTGGGTGACGCGCGCCTCTTCGACCGCCAATTGATCGAAGCCGGACGCCATCTTCTGGTTGGCGGCGTCGACCTGTTGCGCATCACGCAGATATTCGGCGTTGTTGAGGCCCAGATGGTATTCGGCGGCGCGGACAAGATCGGTCATCTATCGCCTCCCATCCGGTGGTGGAGTTGTCGGTTTCGGCCGATTTTCGATCTGCGCCCGCACCCACAGAGACCCGAGGCGGTCGATTGCCTCGACCTCCCATGGTTCCAATGTGACGCGGCGGTTCTGTTGCCACGCCCAAATATCAAGCTGGCTGGCCTTGTTCGGCGCCATGCCGTTGACCGCCCGTCCGGTGTGGATCGACCAGAAGCGGAGCCAGAGATATTCGACCTGTCGCGGTAATGGAGGGCCGTCCAATGCCGCCGGGCGTTTCCCGGTCTGGCGTAGGGCGGAGAGAAGATGCTGGCGACGGCTGCCCCCGTCTTCCAGCGGAACATCAAGCGGGAATTCGTGCTCGGCGAATCGGATCAGATCTTCGACGAGCGCGGCGCGAAATTTACGCGGTTAAACAGGAAGCCTTCGACCTGCTCCCTCAGCCATGAAGGCTGCTTGAACATTTCCGCGACGTTTTCGGCCGTCATCGGGACTTCGAGGGTGGCGCCGTCGAGACCTACCAGATGCCAGCCACGAACAAGAGCCGCAATACGGGCGGCGATGTCAGACTGGATTTCATCGGCCGTCATCACTTCGCCGCGGCGGCGCTGAAGCTGGGCGTCGAGGGCCTTCTTTTCGTGGTCTCGCGCGGCCTGGCTCTCGGCCGACAGAAGCTCAATGAAGGCTTCCTTGCCGTCATTGTCGACCAGTGGCTTCCGGGTGACCGGATGCAGAATCGTCATTCGTGCGGGCTCGTCCAGCGTTAGCTGGAGCCCTGCAAATTTGCTCATGGATATGACCTCTGTCGGAAGGTTTCAGGGTGGGGCGGAGAGACCGACATCTCCCCGCCCCTGCCCGCTGGGAGCGGGCTTACCGGCTAGCGCCGGTGACGTAGCCTGTCGGGGCGTCGGGGTTAGGATTCGCTGTCCTGGAAGCCCACTGAACTCGCAAGCAGCCCAGTGCTGGTCGCCTGTTCAAGGGCCTGGAACGGCAGACTGATCGGCAAGCCGGCCTCACCCTGCAACGGGAGATTGGCGGCGCTGAACTTCACGCGCGGGAGGGTGATGGCGATGAAAGGGCTGTCGGCCGCCGAAGTCGTGGTCAGCATCAGCAGGATCTCGACTTCGGTCTCTTCCTCGAAGGCGGAGAGGAAATCGCTGTTCTCGAAGAGCGCGGTCAGGGTGCCGGTGACGACGGAGCGACCAAGGAAGATTTCCGGCACGAAGTCCTGACCGACCACAGCCGGCGCGTCAACGGCGGTATCCACCGTCAATTCGATGCCGGTAATGACGCCGACCGCTTCGTTCTGGAACATCACGCGGCCATTCACGGCCGCGGCGATGCCGTTGGTGTTGGCGGCTGTCGGGTTGCTGAAGTACGGGCTGTCGCCGGCGGAGAGTGTCGTCTTGCCGCGTCCCGTGATACCCACACCAATCGTCGCCAGCCCGGTGGCGGGCAGGCCAAAGGTCAGACGATGCGCGCGGCATTCAGTGAAGAGTTCCGTGACGTCGATATCCGAGTGATAGTGCTCGAACGTGAAAAGTCGCTTCACATGCCCGCTTGACGGCATGGAGACCTTCTTGCCCGAACGAACGACGGTGAAGGAGGTATCTGCGCCCATGTCAGTTGGGGCCGGGAACACGAAGGCGTCGACGTCATCAAGGGCGTAGATCTGGAAGTTCCGCGAGTTGTTGAGGGCTTCGGAAAGTGTCGCGCACCGGATCACGTCGCCGACCTGAAAGCCTTGGGCGGCCCAGGTGGAACCGCCGACCGTCAGCTTCGATGTCGCGTTATCAGCCGTGAGCGAAGTGAATTCCGAATTGCTCTTGCTGATCTCGGCGACTTCGGTTCCGCGACAGACCGCTTCGATGAAGTCCCAATACGTGGCCGGGCTGAGTTCTCCGGAAATCTCACCCGCGACACGCTTGGTGCCGTGGCGCATGTCGGAAACCTGCCGCGAGGTGCGGATTTCCTGCGACTGGTAGCTGTCCTTGGTTAGCGCCAGCGTCGAGGTGACGCGCCGAAGCTGTTGGGCGGAGCCGGTGCCGGGAATCGTTGAGGTATCGGCTTCGGTGTTGGCGGTCATGTCGCCGCTTACGTTCGCCTTGTAGCTGAGGCGAACGCCGACGTTTTCCTGAAGTGCCAAGGCGGCCTCCTAAAATGCAAAAAGCCGCCCCGAGGGACGGCTTGCTGGTTGCGGTGGTGATGTTTGCCTTACGCGGCCTGGTCGAAGTGAAAGTCGATGCTGGCTACCGCGGCGGCGTTATAGTTCCCGTCCGACGTCTGGCCGTCGCTCTCGCCTGCTTGCGCGGAGAAGCAACTGATGTAGGTGTCCCGATATCCACGGAACACAGCGCAAATTGCTTCGCCCCATGCGAGAGCCTCTTCGATGCCGTCACCCTTGCGGACAAGGATGTGGACGTTGATCGACCCCGCCGTGCGCTGCAGATTCCCGCCACGGCCCGAACCAAATGAAATAATGGCGGGCGGATCGAGGACGATATCGACCACTCCGAAGGCGGTTGCCTTGTCAGGAATCGGATTGCCGCGGTCGTTCTTGTACCTGAGCGGAATCGCCGTGAAGTTCGCCGCCAATCTCGCTTTGATGGCGGCGTGAACCTCGACGATGGTCGGCATTGATTAAGCCTTGTATCGGATCACAATTGCGGGCGCCTGGATGGTGGTTCCAGCGGCTTGGCGGCGCTTGCGCAGCTTCCCGCCCTTGCCCAACTTGTCTTTGCCGGTCAGATAGTGAGAAGACAGCCCGCCTGTGGTCTCATAAGCGCCGTTTAGGGCGATGTATTCGAAGGTAATCCTCGCGACGCCGGGATACCTCGGCGAAAGCTTGTTCTTGGCGACCCGCTCATAGATGCGGTTGGGGACCTTGAGGACGAAGTCGCGACCGGCTTTCGTCTTGCCAATCTCGATCCGACGCGCATACGGCACATCATTCGTGAGGGTCAGGATGTCGGTTTTCGAGAGGTTGGCCGGAACATCCGGGACCTCGGTGCCGTTCAACAGAATCATGTGGTGCGTGACGTAAGTGCCATGCTTAACGGGACTGGCGCGCCGCAACTGGTCGAGGGCGTAGAGTGCAATTTCGCGGCGGTAATCAAACAAGGCAACAATCGGACCCGGCACCTTCACGGAGTCGATGTTCTGGCCGCCGCCGGCAACCATGACCTCTACTGAGGGAGCAATCCCGGCTCGGGCCGTCTGTTCCCGCGTGATCTTGGCGATACCCTCTCGGGCCACCCGAGCCAAAAGCGCCTTGCCGTTCTTCTCGATGTCTCTGGGCTGTTGGACGGTGAATATCTGCCGGATCGCTTGGGCAGATTGCTTCGTCATCAGCCCTTGGCCTTCAATTCGTATGCGATGAGGGCGCCGGAAATCCTGCGGGTGCTGTCGTCGGGGTCTTCAATGTTGCATTCCTGGCCCCGGATGATGACCTTGTCGTCAGCCGTGACAGGAAGGGCGAATTGTGCGGCCTCCAAATCCTCGGCGATAACGATGACCTTCCGGGTGCCCTGCTGGACCCCATCAACGAGCTCGTCCTTGTCGTAACCCATAACGCGGGCCCTGACCTCGGCCTCGAAATACGCCGCGTCCGAACCTGATCCGGTATATCTGCGGATCAGAACAGGCTCGCCATGCGCCCCGATGATCCGGCGGTAGGAGGCCCGAGACGCGGCTGGGGTCATCGGACTGAGGCGCGGACCGAAAGAGTGGTGTCGCCGGCATAAGCGCCAACGGTATCGATCTTGACGCGGAGGCGATCCCCGAGGATGCCATCGACGGCCCCATCGGTTCCGGCTTCGCCGCCATCAAGCTCGCCGTCCGATGTCGTGACAAACGAGCCGGAATCCGCTCCTGAGTCCAGATTGACGACCTTCTTTGAATCCGCCGTCGTGAAATGGAAGGATGCGATGTCGATCCAGCTTTGACCTTGATCAAGTGAAGTTTGGACGTAGGCAGCAACGGACGTCCCACCGCTGCCGTAATCGAAATCCGCCTGAAGTGCCACACCCGACATGCCGCCGAGATCAGCGACATAGGGAACGGGCGCCCCGACCGAATTGCCTTCCGTGATGACATCGCCGGTCCGCGCCGCCGTGATGACGACCGTGCCGAGATCGTAAATGCCTGGCCTCATGCGATCCTCGTTTCACGGTAAAAGTCGACGCGGGACAGAACGTCAGGCGGAAGGGCGCCGGGAACGCCGCCGGTGGAACCGATCCAGTAAGAAAAGCGACCTACGCCGTCGATTTCTTCCTCTTTCAGCATCGGGTCCCTGCCTGTTGCCGACATGAAGGATTGAACCAGAACGGTGACGGCATGCTCGAGATCGGCGGGGAGATTCGCCCCGGAATTACCCGGCGTGATGTAGCCGCCCTGATAGGTGACGACGATCTTTGAACAGGCAGACCAACAGGACCGGGTATCGGAAGCGGAGAGCCGATAAAGCATCCCGGATTCGGCGGGGCATTCATATTCCGCGGAAGGAACGGTTTCGCCGTCTTCAACTGCGGATGTAATCGTTGCGACCGGGTAGCGGGTCAGCAGCAGGACCTCGACTCGTTCACCTTGATCCGGCCGGAAGGTCTCCGCGACGGTTTCCCGGACGATCTGGCGGCCGAGATAGGTGATGATGGATTGAGAAGCGGCGGAGATCAGCCGGGCCAGATTCGTATCCTGGCTCGATCCAGAGATCCCCAGCGCCTGCTTCAACATGGAAAGCGTGACGAGGTCTACGGACTCCGCCGCCTCTGTCACGGTCAGGATAGAGCGCATCGGCGGGGCCTATCGGAATGATGGGGTGGTTAGGTATTGACCGTTACCGCACCCGGCGGCGCTGCAGCAGATCGATAAACGGCCCCGGCTCGTCGACCCGCTGCGAGCCGACCCGCCCACAGAAGGTCGTCGTGCGCATAAGATCAATTGGTGTTGACGTTCCAGCCCTTACCTTCAAGGCTGGTCACCGCAGTAGCGCCGGCGCCGTTCGGGGCGGCGCTGGTCCCGCCAGCGAGGTCAACTTCGCCATTTTCAGCGCCTGCGGCATCGAGCGTGACCAGGATATCGTTGACCACCGACTGCGTCAGCGCGCAGTCAAATAGTTTCAAATCTACCAGCGCGGTGAAGTTTTCTGATATCCCGATTTCTTCAAGATTCGGACAGTTGCCAGCGGTAATGCTTTCGATGGCGAGGATCTCGCCGAGATTGACCTCCGAAATATTGTCGGAGTCTCTGATGTCAAGCGTCTTCAGCGCGGGCAGGTCCCCTATGCTGTAAGTCGAATGAGGCCAGCCCCGGGCGATGATTTCTTCTAAAGCGCTGCAGCCCTCTAATTTGATCTGGCCAGCCAAACTTTCAATGTCGATCATCTGGATGAACATGAGAGACGTGCAATCCTCCAAATCCACGCTATGAAGCTTCGCGCGATCCAGATAGAGACGCTTCACCACCTGATCGCCCGCAAAATCCAGCGGGATGTCAGTGAGGTCCATGCCGGCAAAGATCGGCGATGAGGTCGCAACGCTTACTTTGTTCGCCATGGTTCACTCCCAAACCAGATAATTGCCGTCGCCATCGACAAGGTTGTTGCCGTCGCCATCGGTTATCGCGTTCTCCGGCGAATCGCCGCCGCCGCCCGTGACCAGTGCGAGACGCGGATCATCCGGAGACATCACCACAGGTAGAAGTACCGGGGAGAGGACGGGGCGGAGGATGGACATGGCGGGTTAGGCGGAGAAGACGCCGCAGGAATCGGACCCAGCGGTGCGGACGAAACGCCACACGCCGGCCGGGATCGTCCCGCCCGGTGTCACCTGAGTGAGGAATGCTTGATGCCAGTACTGGCCGTTGTCATCCTTCAGCTGGATCGAGACCTTCGGCTCGCCAGGCACGCCAGGTCCGGCGGGGCCCTTGAGGGAGACCGTCAGGAAGGAACCAGCATCGACCGTGACGTCGGAAGATGGGGTGTCATTGGTGCCGATGGCGAGGACTTCGGTGGGCATCAGGCGGCATCCTTATTCTGACGGCGCTTGCCTTTGATTTCCGGGGCGGACATGGCGCGGTTGACCGGAGCGGCAACTGCCTTACCGACCTCCTCGACCAGACCGCGTGCCATCAGCGTCCGGGCTGTATTACCCTGCATGCCGGTGAAGACGTGGCCGGCCGGCCACGGGCCGTGAGCTATCTTGACGCGATAGTGGGGCATCATTGCCTCATCAGAGGGTTGGGGTGCGGTTTCCGGCTGTACCGGGCCTCAATCTCTTCGGCGGTCGGGATGTCGGCCCGATCAGTCATTTGGACCTTGACCCCGCCCTCCGGCCCTGCGACCAGCCGGATGTCGACGCAGTCGTATCCATAGAGACGCTCGCGATCAGTCTGACAGGCGTCCAACATGGAAGATGTGTGCGGAACCATGATCTCGATCCCGCGAGCGGCCGCAATGCCGAGCCAGAATTCACAACAGGACCTTCCCTGTTCTGCCTGGTGTGAATTGGGGAGGGTATAATCGAGGCCGTAGAGCGAGATTTTCTTGACGCCGATATGGATTGCGAAAGCGATGGCATAGGCGGCGGTCGAATTGAAGTATGGCGGCGCGCCGTCGCTGTCGTGGCCGCCGTTCAGAACCTCTTCGAGCGGGAACGCGACCAGCCCGGGATAACCCTCCCGGACGACGCTGGTATAGACCGGGCCGGGGTGGTGCTTAAGCCACTTCACCATTGCCGCGATGTTGCTGGTCGGATCTGCCGCGGCGCGGCGCTCCTGGATCAGCAGATCGTCGAGGTGAAAGATGCGATCGCATCGGAGAACATCGCCGATGGCGTTGATGCCCCAGACCTCGTCGCAGTAAGCCGAAACACCGCCGAGACGGCGGGTCAGTTCGAAGAAAGTTGCGCAGGATGGTCCGAGGCCGACGATGGTGACGTGTTCCGGCGCCTTCTTGGCCGCCGGCATCGAGACGGGGGAACTCCGCGCCACGGCAACCAGTGTCCGGCCGTTTACGTCTGGCTCCACTTCGGACTGCGGCCCGAGTTGGCCCCACCAGCTTTCAACCGATAGGCCGGATTCCGTCAGGAGGTCGAGAAACTCGCCCTTCCGGTAATGCCTGTGGTGGAAGGCATAATTCTTGAACGGGAAAACATCTTCGTTCGGGACGCTGGCGAGAACCACTTCGCTGATCTTGCCTAACGCCGTCAGTACCGTGGCCGGATCAGCGATATGCTCGACAACCTCGAAGCACGTTGCGACCTGAAACCGCCCCAACTGGCCGGTCGCAATCCCTTCGGCCTTCATGCATTCAAACATGATGTTCGGATGCCCGTAGTGAACTTTTGCGTAGGCGATTGTCTCGGCATCGGTGTCGATCGCCAGGACCTTGTGGCCGGCTTCGGCCAAAATATGGGCCCCATAACCGACGCCGCAGCCGACATCGAGGATTGAACTGCCTTCCGGCAAGATCCCGGCGGCCCAATGGTAGCGGGCGGCATGGTCGGCGCGAATGCCGTCGATTGTGGGGGCGACTTGGCGCTCCCCGGATAGCAAGGTCATCTGAAATCCTCTGTCGGGAGGAAACCGGCGGGCCGGGTTGGCCCGCCGGGTATTCGAAGTTAGGCGACCGGCGCAATAGCCGGGTTGTGGCCGAGAATGGCCGTCGCGGAGACAATGCCGGTGGCGTGGCCGACGCCCCAGAGCTTGATTTTCACATACCGCTTGTTGCCGGTGTAGCCGATCTTGCTGGTTTTCGCGGCGGTCAGGGTCAACGCGGTCTCAAGGCCGATCAGATTCGCATCGGCAACGGAGGTGAAGGAGGCGTCCGTGGCATCGGCCTCGAAGACGACCGGCGTCACGGTGTCCGCAGCAGACGCTGTGGCGCCTGACGAGAACACAAACTCGACGGAGTCGTAGCCGGCGCGGTCAACGGCGGCGGAAGTCTTGCCGTTGCTGACGCCGGACGTGCCGATCGCCTGCGGGGTGATCGCATGGACCACCTTGATGTTATTGTGAAGGTCACGCATGGGTGTTGTCCTCCTTGGACTTGCTCGCCTTCGTCGACCGCTTCACCGGAGCTTCCGGCTCCTGGTCTGCGGTCGTTGCGTGTTCCGAATGCGAGAGGGATTTCGGGGAAAGGGCGGAGACGATCTCCGCGACCTGGTCGGCGTTTCGCTCGATCTCGAATGCCTCGCCAGTGACGGACTTGATGGTCAGAACGGCGCCCCCACCGGGACGCCGCTCCACCACAAAGTCGCCGTGAAGACGGCGAGCCATTACTGGCCGACGAGCGCGATCAGCGGGCCGGCAACACTGGCCGAGCCGAGATCATGGACATTGATGTCAATGCGCTCGGTGGCCTGGACGCCGATCTGGTCGTACTCGAAGTACCGCTCGTTCGAGACCTTGACGGTCACGCCGCGGCGCTCGCCCATGGTCGCAGCGAGCGAGAGGTCGCCGAAAAAGATCATCGCCACACCCGACAGATCGCTGGTCGAGGTCGGCAAGGTCTGGTCGATGACGACTTCGTAGCCGAGATAGCTGCGCATCGGCTTACCGCCGGTCAGTTCACCCATCGTCGCGCCACCGGCGGCGGCGATGAGGCGCTGGAAGGTGGAGGCCCAGGCAACCTGCGAGCAGTAGAACTTGGCGTTCTTCTCGGCATACTTCGGCAGCGGGGCCATCAGGCTGGTGATGTCCGGCGCGTCGATTTCCGCGAAGGTGTCGTGGTTGGTCGCCGCGGTGATCGCCGAGGCAGTGTAACTGCCGTTGATGATCTTCGGGCGGACACCCACGATGCCGCCGTAGGTCGACGTACCGTCGCCGTTCCAGCCGCACTCGTCTTCCTTCTTGGCGAAGGCGTAGGCCATTTCCGAGGCGAGATCGTCGGCGATCGAGATGATCGCATCCTCGGCAAGCTCAGTGCTGAGGCGCGACAGGGCCGCCAGCTTCTTCGCCGCGAGGTTGACTTGCTCCCAGGACTTGTCGGAAGCGGTGATTTCGCCGTTTTCGCCGGGGAAGTAGGCGGTCAGACCACCAGCGCGACGGGCCATCGACATGGAGTCGGAGCCCATCGGCACGAGACGGCAGGACTTGCGGAACGTGCCGTATTCCTCGCGGAGGTCGATGATCGCCTGGTCGAACTGCGGCGGGACGAGATAGCCACCGCTCGGGCCAACGGTTTCGCCGGCGGCGCGGGTGATGACGATGCCGTTTTCGCGGCACCATTCCGTCGACTTTTCATCGCGGAACAGCGCGGCGCGCAGGAACATGCCCGACTTGTAGGCGTCATCCTCAGCCGTGGCGCCCTTGAACGCCTTCAGCTTGCCGTAGCGGACTTTGGGGGTCGCAAAGGCCTTGGGGGTGGCGGAGCCGGCCGGGGTGATCGGCTTGGCGAGATCGGCCTTGGTCTTCTCGACCGCCTCTTCGCGCTCGATCGCGGCCTTGCCGAGGTCGTATTCCTTCTGGAGATCGTCGAAAACGGTGACCTCGATCTCGGTCATCTCGCGCTTTTCCTCGGAAGCCTTCGCGAGAAGGGCCTCCATCTTGTCGTGGGTTTCGCCCTGCTTCTGACGCAGAGCATTCAAGCGGTTCATGATTGCCTCGCTGGAAAATGAAAAAGGCCGGCGGAATGCCGGCCTCGGTCACCGCCCAGTCGGGGAGCGGGAAATCCCTTGCGGGATTGGTATCTGTGGAAGGGGTTACTTCAGCAGAGAGAGCCGGCGGCGGCGCATGTCGAGCAGCGGCGTACCTTTGGGCTCTGTGGGGATGACTTCGGGCTGGATCGGGTCGTCGCCCTCGGGCGCTTCAACCGCACCTTCGCCCTTGATCGCCTTCTCGGCGAGGTTTGCACAACGCAACCAAAGTCCGCGGGCGCCCTTCACGCGGTCCGGGACCTTCTTGGCGGCGGCGCGGAATTCTTCAGGGAGAGCGGAGATCGCGTCGAAACGATCCTGCGGCACAACGGCCAATCCCTCACCTTGAAGGGCGCCACGGCACCAGCCGATCATCGGATCTATGTTGATTCCCAGCGACTTCGCCTGTTGCAGACACTCAGGATTCGCAGGTACGGGGCACACGGAAAATTCCAGAAGTTCCTGCTCGAGGAAATCGATGCCGAACGTGCGGCCGTCCTCTTCCGAGAATGAGTATTTGAGTGGCGCAAAGCCGACTGACGTCGCATTGAGCAGACCGTGTCGCAGGAACTGAAACACAGTCTCGTTGAATTCCGGCCATGCAACAGGGGTCGGCGTGAAATCGGCCTCGGCCATCAGCTTGCCGGATTCGGTCCAGATCTTCCGACATTTGGCGACAGGCAGCGCACCGGAATCGTGCGCCCAGAGGATCACGGGGTTCTTGCGGAAATTGTCCAGGCTCCAGCCCGAGACCGAGATGGTATCGCCCATCCGATCCACCGCCTCGGTCGAAATGGCGAAGGTCACGACACGACCATCGTCCGATGGCACCTTGATCTCGGAAGCAAAGGCCTTTCGCATCTGCGCTTCGGCCGGGACCGTCTCCGCCCTGGCGGCGGCGCGGAATTCATCCTCGGTCAGGACCACGGGTTTCGGCATTAACATCTCCTATTCCACAGCCGGCACAGCGGCGGGATCGCCATCGCCGCCGGGGGCGGGGGCGCCGGTTGTGTTGCTTCCGGGACCACTGGTTGATTGGCGCGGCTCGTTCTTCCATGCACCCAAGGGCGACATATTTTCCGGAGCGAAGATGACGTCACCATCAGGATCGTCCGGCAGGCCTTCGCGGCGGCGCGCCTCATTGATCGTCATCACGGACCTGGCGACACCGGTACCCAGCGCGGTAAGGCGAGTCTGGAGGTCGGCGCGGTTGAAGTAATCGAGATCGAATTCGATGAAGGTTTCGTCGCCGTCGAGCCCGAACATATCGTTGAGCTTGTTCTCCCACCGCTCGGCGTCGGTGCTCAACGTGTTGTTGAGATACATCTGGTGAGACTGGAGAATTGCCTGCCCACCACCGTCCGGCATAATGCCGAGGCGATGCAGCGGGACGTCAAAGGCCGTTGCAACCTGCTCGATCTGGAGCCGGCGAGCCTCGACGGTCTGCGATTCCACCGCCGTCATGGTCTGTTTGGACCACTTCAACCCCTCTTCCAGGATCATGCTCTTGCCGGCATTGCCGAGGCCGTTGTGCTCGGCGTCGATCTGCTTTTTCAGCCGCTCGAAGGCTGCGTCGCCGAGGCGCTTGTCCGTTTCATAGTTGCCACCGGGCCGGGCTCCGCGGGCGAACAGGGCCGACGAAAACCGCTCCAGAGCCAGACTAAGACCGATCGCATCACGGGCCATGCCGATGCGCGAAACCCCGATCAGGCCGTTCAACGACAGTCCGCGAAGGTGCAGGATGTCATCGGACGGGATCATCATCGGGAAAGAGGAAAGATCCGCAATCTCGTGCTGACTGCCGCGCATGACCTGATAGAGCAACTCGCCGCCAGGCGCCTCGAACAAGGCAACCCGATCCGGATTGACCGGGATCATCGCCGCCGGTTGGCCCCTGCCATTCCAGACTATGGGGGCGTAGGCGTTAGATTTCAGCAGGTAGCCGGCCTGCATCGTCTCGAAGAATTCAAACTTGGTCTGCCAGGAGTTCGGCTTCCGCAGCAGCCGCTCAACCGCGTGTCCGCGCTGGATTTCCGTCCCGCCGTTCTTCTTCCGGCGCTTCACATGCACCGGGAGCTTGGCAAAATCGGCCGCGCGAATGGACACGCAAGCCATCGCGATGACGTCGCGAAGGGCTTCCGACTGGGTGACCACGATACCGCTTGCCGACTTCTGGCCGCCGGTTGCCCAGTCCAAGAACCAGTCGGCCGGATTCGCGTAACCGGAGGTCGCCGATTTCCTTGAAAACCGTGCGGCCAGCCGCGCGAACAACTTCATGCGGCCCTCCAGCCTAGACGAAACGGATACCCCGATCGTCGGAGTAGATTTCGGTGCCTTCTTCGGTCGCCGCCACCGCCCGCGCCATAAGCAGCGCAATCATGCCGTCGATGCGACCCCGGCTCTTCTTTTTCGATAGCTTCCGATTGCCGGCCGGGTCTGGCTGGACCACGGCATTGGCAGCGCACATCGCAAGAACCGGGTGCATGGCGTGGCGAAGTTTCTTGTTCAGCAGGACGTCTTCCAGATCCCGGAGCGCCGGTGACATGGACTGAAAGCCCTGCCCGAATTCAACAAACCGCTCCAGTTCTTCCTCGGAAAATCCGGCCTTCTCAAGCCATGGCTTGAAGTGTCGCCAGTTCCACCGATCAAAGCCTACTTGCCGGACATCATGCCGATCGAAGATGTCGCGCATCCGTGCGGCGACATACTCGTATTCGATCGATGCACCCGGCGTGACCTCCAGAAATTCCTTGTTGTGCCAGACATCGTATGGAACCCGGTCCTGTCGGGACCGCTCCGCCAATCCTGTTCCCGGCAGCCAGAACGTCGGCTTGACGTGCCACGCATCATCGATTTGTGAGATCATCACCAGGGCGGTGAGGTCGTTTGTCTCCGAAAGATCGAGGCCGATATAGACCGGCCCGGTAAATTCTTCTGCTACGGGGCCGCCGCAGGAATCCCAGACCGTCTTACTGACAAACGGCGCGCTGGCCTCAACACGCTGGTTGAGAATGAGGTTGCGGTATTCCGATTCCCGGCTCGGCATCCGGCGGGCGTCTTCCGCCATCGCCAGAACCTCGTCGGCGTTCTGGAAATCGCCAAAGGCAGGATTAGCCAGCTTGATCGTCTTGATATCGAAGGCGTCGAGGTCCATCGGCGCGCTGTAGAGAACGAGCCGCGTCCTGGGGTCCGATTCTTTCTTGGCGTCATCAATGAGGACGGACAGCAAGTCCGCGTCGGTCGGCGCCTGCGTTGAAATGACAATGGACAGCGGATTGTCGTGCGCGCTGACCGCTGTTTCTAGTGCCTCGTAGAGTTCCGATTTCGGCCCCTTCACCTGGCCCAGCTCGTCGTGGACGATGAAGACCGGAGAGAGGCCGTATGCCGTTGATGCGTCGGCTGAAACCGCCTTGTAGAGAGTCCCGAGATCCGGGCAATACATCTGCTTGTTGGTGTCGCGCGGGAAAGCAACCGCGCTGAGATCGGGCGACATCCGCACCATCTTTGCCGCCAGACCGAAGATGACCGCTGCCTGCTCTTTCGATTGAGCGGCGCTGATCAACTGGCTATTCGGCTTTGCCTCTGGTCCGCAGAGGTGGAGCAAGAGCAGGAAAGCGGAGAGGGCTGTCTTGGCGTTCTTGCGGCCCATGCTGATGATGGCGCGGCGGGCCGGGACCGTCCCATCGTAGATTTTACGGATGATCTTCTTTTGCCAGGGTCGGAGCTTGACTGGTTGCCCGACGAACTTACCTTCGGGAATCCTACAATGCGCTTCGATCCAGTTGATGTTGCGCTCGCCCCGGGTCAGTCGCCGTTGCCGAATTCCCATGGTTTTTTCGCGGCGCCCCTACTGCCCTTGCCCTGCTTGTCGCTGTAAAGCGACTGCTGCGAAAGCCTCATTTTGGTCGCCAGCGATGAGATCGCGCGCCCTTCGCGTTCCTGCATTTTCAGGAGCTTGTCGTATTCGCCGAGATCGAACTTTTTGCCGGATTCCAACTTGGCGATCAGTTGCGCCACCCGCCGCGCCTGGACGACATGCCGGCAGTATTGGATCAGGAGTCCTTGGGTTTCGCGCGGAAACCAGTCCGCCGGCATCCGATTGACGACTGCCCACCATTCTCCCTGCTGTTCGTCCGTCAGGGCCTCTGGGGGCTCGGGTCTGGGGACGGATGTGATTCCGTCCGGCGATACGACTGTTAGTGCCGCTACGCCCTTCCGGCCGCGCTGGGCCATGAAAAAATCCTCGTGCTCGAAAACTAAAATTGTCGCCGTTTAGCAAAAGTCGACCAACCCACGTTTCAGCCCCTTACCGGCCCAGGGATTGAGACCCCCCCCTCTATGGTGTGCGGCTGCCGGGGCTGGTCCAATGGTGGCCGGGGTCCAACGGCTGACCAGAGGAATCACATCCCTTCACGACGACGCGCCGTGCTGCACCCTTCCGGTTCCCGTACCCACCATCCGACATTGCGGTCTTCTGGCTATGGCAGGGCTTGCACATTGATCTGAGGTTGCCGAGCACGTCAGCGTGGGTTGGTTCCGTTGCGCCCTTCGGCCTTGCGATGTGGTGATCCACGTGAGTGGCTGGCTGTCCGCACCCTGGGGTGACGCAGCGCCCACCGTCTCGCTTGAGGGCTATGGCTCTGAGGGATTGCCAGTGCTTCGAGTGGTAGTAGCTCGCCATGCTCTACCCCAGAACGCAGAAGCGCCCGCAGGCTGGTGTGCCCCGGGCGCATTTCGAGATTTCCGGATTGGTATCATTTTCCACCCCGGGCCGTCAAGCTTCGGTCGCATCACCCCTGTCTCTGCGGTTGTCACGCATCAGCTTGTTGAACAGATCCAGCGCGTCTCTGAGCTTGCCGAGCGCCTTGTCGTAACCGATGTGGTGCCGTCTCCTGATCCTGTCGAGGGCGATACCGTAGACGGACACCTTCACCGCGATGTCCAGTGACACGAACCCATGCGCCTTAAGATGTTCCGCCCATGGGATGTATACCGCATGGCGGAGGTCATCCAGTTCCGGTGGCATATCGGGTTCCCGGTAGGAACCACCTCCACCTGATCCGCCCTCAAGTTTAGCTATCTTCGCCTGCCCTGCCCTGCTGATCGCTTCATTGATCCTGGCGATCATCCGTGCGGCCATGGCTTGTTCCGGGGTGATGGCCCCGGATAGCTCGAGGCTGAGAACCGAATCCCGCGTTGATGCCTTCATCGCCGCTTCCGGTGTACAGCCGGTGTCCTGTGCCAGTTCGATGCGCTTCAACCCCTTGATCATCTTGCGGAGATCGTCGACGTGCGTCGCTTTCTCGGCGATCACCGTATCCAAGCTTGCGGCCAACGCTTCCCGCCCAGCGCCAAGGGCGATCTCCCTGCGGTTAACGAACCCGGACATTTCGCTATCCAGCCATGCGATCGCTGATCTGACGGCCTTCAGGCTTCCCGGCTTACCGGCATCAAGCCCAGCCTTCAGCACTGCGAGACGTTGTTGCCACAATCCGGGTTCCGCCGCCGATACCGCTTCAGGTTTCGTCATCGCGATCCCCTCTTCCCATAAAGCTTGTTTCCAACGTTCTCCGCCCATTGGCGGTCTTCCCATGCGGTGATGTCGTCCAGCCGAACACAGAGCCAGCGGTCGCCTTCATTGGTCATGGGGCGGTGCCAGGCTGATCTCGCCCGGGTGCGGAGCTCGTCCTGGCTGGCGTCCGGTACTGGCTGGCATTTACCGAGCGGGCTGCGGAGGTCGTTCATGCCGCATCCTCGTCTGCCCGCGATCCTTCGGTGTCGGTCGCCTCGAACCTGTTGGTGTCCGGGTTGAACGTCACATCAACGTCGCCGGGGATGCCGATCTGGTCGTGATACCGGCTCTTTGCGATCCTGATCCGGTTGATCTGAGCGCCCTTCTCCATGCCGCGCCAGACGACCATGCCGATGTCGGCTTTATTCGCCCAATGCGAACTGTCGGAGATATCGTAAAGCGTTGGAACTGCGTACCTTCTCTCGCCACCGTCATTCTCGATGGGCCTCATCTTCGCGGGGTGAGCGGCAACAACCAGGTGGACGTTGTGCCGGCGGGCGAACCGCTTGAACTCCTTGATCGCAAAGCCGGTGTATTCGGTGAGGCTCATATCCCGGGGTCTGGAGTGATCCATTTCGTTCCACGGGTCGATGATCAGCATGTCGGCGCCGTGGCGAACGATTGAGGCGGAGGCGCGGTCGAGAACCCATTCGAGGGTTACTTCGTCCTCATCGCCCGGGCAGATGAATGAAAACCACCTATCGATCCATGTGTCCGCTTTTGCCCTATCCTCATCGGATTGATAGATCACTTTCTTGCGATTGAACCAGGTGCGGAGGTTTCGGCGGTGGTCGATCTGCGGGCTCTGCTCGAATGAGGCAAAGGCAACGGTC